CCGTCAATATACCACCTTTTGAAAATTTCATAGGCATTTTCTCTCCAGTTTAATAGACTAAGAATTTTATCGAATTCATGCGAAATCGCTTTCTTGAGAGAGTCATTCATAAACTCAAAATCACAATTACTGAGGTCTATTGAAACAGGAGCTTTCTCGCCATCTTGAACTATAGCTTCGTTTACTATGTCGTCAATAGCAGAATCAACTTCTGGAAGCAGTGCTAATTCGCGGTATCTTGTAATTAATGTAAACTCATCTTTAACAGAGGCATCGAGATCTAGATATGCACCAAATGAGCCGATACTTTCTACTGTTACTGCGCCGTCTTCATTAGTGGGAGGAACAAACGAATCGGCTTTATCTCTTTCTTTTTCAAGATTAGATTTTTTTATAGTGAAGCCGAATAAATTGAATTCCATGAAAATCTCCGATGCATGATAAAATGAGAGCTTCTCTGTAGTACAGAGTCGCTCTGTATGATTATTTATCGGTTTAAATTAGTTCGATGAGTTATCAGGCAAATGATAATCATATGCAAACGTCACAGTGAACGTTTCAATTGTATCGGTCGAATCCCAATCTAGTTCAATTGCACTGATTTGAGTTGGAAACAATCCATAAAATTTAATTTTTCTGATTGGATCTACATCATTATCTTTTGCAAACTGAGACACCAAAGCATCAGTTTTATACGATGCAGGCTGAGATGTTGCACCATTATTTCTGATATTATCTGATTGGTGGTTGATGGCATGTAGCCACATCTCGAATCCTTTTCTGATTGCAAAGTCTTCGTCGTTAATGACAGTGACCGACCAATCTTCATAAGTTCTGTTCCCGGCAACCTTCATTTTTGCGCCCATATAAGGAACATTGATCGACGCTACAGTAGATTGAGGCAGAGAGGCAGCCCGACAAAGAAAACTAAACTTCGAGTTAAAGTCTCCCTTACTAATTCCTGGTGCGAAGTTTCCATCTACTTGAACAGCACTTGGAAGTTGCATTGTAACATTGAATAGTGATGGTCTAGCACCACCAAATTTCAGCGCAGACTTAATATCTTGAATTCTAAATGACATTTATTTTTCTCCGTATAACGCGATATACTGTATATTTATCTTTAAAAATATCTAATCCATATATTTTTAGTAAATACAATACTTCCAGAATCCCAGAACCTTCTGTATCCACCACTAGGTTCAACTAGATGTATCATATTCTTTCTTGAAAATTAAGTTTCCGCAAGTAGGATATAACCTTAGACCTAAATTTTCTGAAACATACTGCTTTTCTGTGGTTCCAATCGGCACACTCAACTTTTTCTTTTGAAAATTCATTCTATGAAAGTAGTTGACTCCATCAAAATACATATATCCGGGCTTGGTCTTGCCCAATTCTCTGAATCCGAGCGTTTTATACAAATTACCAGAAGAATATTCTAAGTCTGCATAAGTAATGATACTCCTGGGTTTGTAATGTTTTTCGTAATATGAGAGTAATTTTGAGGCAGCTCCAATCACACGATGACCTGTTTTGCTTGCAAACCGAAGCAATTCTGTTTGGTTTCTGTGAAATCTGGATTTGCCGAAAGTCATGACCGACACAATAGAATCATTATAAAATAAACCCAATCGGATATTGGATTGACAAGAACCTTGTAGATGATTATCAGTTAAAAACTGTTTTGCTTCTCTGTGAGAAATTTCTCCCACCGAACACTTTCTTGCATATATGACTGTTTGATTGATTCCTAGTTTATTTAAAAGCATCGATTCTATTAAAAATCTTTTGTTTAACCAATCCGATTCTCTGAGATGCAGTAATTCTATGCCCCGCTCCAGACACGCCTTGGTTTTGATATAGTGTTTGTTTTTGTTTTTCTGATAATCTATGTGCGAAAAGGTATGCCAATAATCTCCATTACATTCGATTGCAAAATTCAATTTTGGAATAAAAATATCAAGCTCTAGTCCTCTTAGTAGCTTTCTATCATTTAGAACAATTTGATCTGTGTAGTTATTTTTTATAAATTCGACCACTTCTTTTTCAAAATTCGATTTATTAGATGCAGCTCTTGATTCTATGCCATGAAATGCAAACGCCCTCCAAATAGTAGTATCAGAAACACCCAATTCATCTGCTATTTCTTTGTGTGTTTTGTTTTTATATAATTCTCTCAGTTTCTGAGAGAATTCAGAAGTGAAAATTATATGTTTGTGTCTTATTTGTTTATGCGGATCTTTTATCCTATATTTTCTTTTGTAATATATAAATGCTTTGTATGGCAAATCAATTTTAGATGCAAGTTGATGCAACATAGATGAAGAATCTTTATTTAAGATAGATTCGATTTTGAATATAATTTCTTTCGCTTTTTGATTTCTTAATATGTTATTTGACGATTGAGCTTTTCTATACGAATCAAGTTTCATGTGATGCTCAACGCCACGTTTGTTCAGGTTCGATTGTTTAATCTGATTTAAACCAGCAGGACTGCATAGGTAATTTTCGTGACCATATTTTGCAAGATTTGTTTGTTTTCTTTTTGAGGAATTATTGAAATTTGCTGATCCGTATTTTTCCAGTTTTGTTCGTTTTACTTTTAACGGATCGAAGTAATATTCGTTGCCATATCTGAGCAATTTTGTTTTTTTGGCTTTTTCGATTCGACTTGCAGCATGTAGCCTATTTGAACATAGTCTACTACATGTGGTTTTATATCTTTGGTTTTGAAAATTTACGAAATTTTTATTGCAATATGAACATATAGGTTGTTCATTTATATTATTCTGAATGCAGAATACAATCTCAGAGATTGACTTACACCAAACATACTTAGCGATAAGATTCTGAAACCAAGGTTCATGTGAAAACTTCCTTCTGGCACCCGAGAATACTCGACCAGAAGGAAGTAATAATTTATTTAAGTCTGTTTCACACATTCATATAGTATATATCAACTCAAATTCTTTAGCAACATTTTGTTGCTGCTTGAACTAGAATCGACCAACTACCTCTGAGAAATCAACTCCTGTTCTGACAGCTATAAAGTTAAGCTGTATGAAGTTTATCGATCTAGCAGGTTTGATGTATATATCACCTATGAATTCGTTTCGGTCAATAACTTCTGGTGTATTGTTCGTCTTATCGCAAACAACTCTGAAGTCATATAATCCACGTCTGCCTTGAACATCTCGCAAGAAAGGCTCAACCAGATTCTTGAATTGTGCCCGAGTGAATTCGTCATTGAATTCAAAAAGGCTGAATCTAGCAGCAATTCTGATGGCTTTTTTCAGAACAATGAACAGTCTTCTTACATTGATTCTATCAAATGCAGATGGTTTAGCCAACAGAGTTTTATCTCCAAATAGCACAGTTCCTTGACCGGCAGCGCTTATAACGGCATTTACTCCTGCCACATAAAGATCATCTCTTTGTGCCTTGAATGGACTATAAGCCAACTTGGTTACATTTTTAATATTTCCTCTATTGTATCCAGCAGGAGAAAACCACGGCGCGGTTTGCTGGTCTGTTCTTGCACATAAACCGGCAATATCTCCGTTTAGAGGAACCCATCGAAAAACATCGTTATACTTATCGAACTGATATTTCCAGCCAGAATCCATTACTGCATATGAGCTAGAAGGAAGAGTATTTCTGAATTCTATTGTATCTTCTACTTCTTTGCCAGGATTACTAACAACATCAGCTTTTTCAGGAGAAATGAAAGCCAAACAATCTTGTCGCACTTCACAGATATTGTTGATGACGTGAATTGCTACAGCCGAAGAAGCCTCTCCCAACATCAAGAGAGAAACATCTACTGTATCGGCATTTGCAAAAAGATCATATCCAATAATTTTAGCAGAATCTACTGAAGAGTTGGCATCGGTTCCGCCTTGAAGTCTTACAGAATATGGCTGATTGACTACAGTAAATGCGGTATTTTCAGCATCATTTCCCCAGTTTAGTCCGGCAGGAAGATGATCTGTCCATCTGATATAAGCTGATTCTTTGTTGATTCTATTGACATAATATGCCGAAGCTCCATCGGCTGTTTTTGCATCTGCTGCCTTTGACATGAAAGCAAATCTTTCCAATATCGTGCCTCTGATTCCGGATATCTCCCCGCCCTCGTCAACGACAACGACATGAATTTCGTCACCAGAACCTTGTCGGTCTGCTGTATATTGGGTTGTTCCGGGAGCAACTCCGATTGCACTGGCATATTCCCAGATAGCTTCGACAGTAGCACCAGATAGATCTGAAGAAAAAGCGGCATCCACTACGGCAGCCGTGTTAGAAGAAATTGAGACAATTTTTCTTTCTTCCCCTGTTGCAATGTTTTTAATTATGCTGCCTGGAACTAATCTGGAAAGAAAGGATGTTCCTGTTCCTGTTAGTGCTGTTCCTGTGCTAGATACAGTTCCAACGAGAGTTTGTCTAAATGCTGCCGCACTAGGACACAGAGAGACTTTTAGACTATTTCCCAGTGCGCCAGGATGTCTAGCTGCGAACGGTCCGACGTTTGCAAGTCCACCTGAAAAATTAACTTCATAATCTTCATCATTTCTGATGAGCACTCCGATTCCCGGAGTGTTTGTTCCGGTTCCTTCTTCTGAAGTGGCATTTAGCGCGCCAACGTAAATCGTTGCAGTTACTACTTCATCGTCGAGATCCGCTGCGAAAGCAGAATCAAGAATTGCGGTTGTATCGTTTGTAACTGAAACGACGGTTTTAGTTTCGTTTCCGTCTGTAATAGTGGAGCCTGGTCGGAGTCTAGGAGTTCCAGTTAGAAACCCGACACCAGTTAATGTTGTTCCGACAGTATCAACTGTATAGTTTACATTTTGCGTGGCAGTATTCGCTACCCGAACCAATCTAAGTTTGTCTGTGTATGAAAGAAAATTAGCGGCAGTAAAAAAAGATGTTGCAGTTTCGTCGTCAGGTTTACCGAATCGTCTTACTAGTTCATTTTCACTTCCCAATAAGACAATTTCATTCAAAGGACCCCACTTAAAAACTCCGACAAATCCACCATCAGTAGTTGAAATTGTTGGAATAACTGTAGTGAGATCAATTTCACTTACATTGATTCCTGGTGAAACTTGAAATGCCATGCTTAACTCCTTGAAATTATAATAAGGTATTTATGTTCCTTGCTCATTTATTTATATTTTTGCATGTTCTATTAATAGAAATCATCCTCATCATAACCAGGAGTATATGATACGTCTGACCAATACCGAGAATTTCTGGCTAAGTCATTCAATTCATATGAATGAACCGGCTGCCATATATTTCCTTCTCTGTCAACTATATGTTCTTCTTCAAGTCCTGTGCTAATTGCTCCGAATGGAGCCATCTGATCTTCTTCGTCTTTCAATTTTTGTTCTTGTAATTTTTTACGTATATCAGAATCAGTAATTTCTTTGAAGGCTTCTTGAGTAGTCAACCAAGCGAATAAAACCAGACAGATAACTAGATCATCGTGTCTTCCGGGTTCTGCGGCATATGAGTGTTGAGTGGAAACAAAGGTGGACAGCTCTGATATAATATCGACATCTTCGACAATCAACTGATCATTTTCTATTAGTGTTTTGAGATGTGCACAACCCACCTTTTTTAGCTGATGTGTTGTCACCACACCTAGCTTTGCACTCTTGGATGAAGATCCGTGAATGATTTTTTGACCACCTCTGCCCATATTGACAGTCCAGAATATATTTTCATGTTCAAAGTCCAGATGCACCGAATTTGCAACCTCATGACCTATATCATTAGATTCGATAAGAAGATACGCATTATTGTATGCCTTTGCCGCGTTAGCTATTACTGACGGATATAACATAGGCGAAATATCAGAATTCATATATTTTGCCACTAGTCGGTATGGGGATTCAGTAACATCAATAACTACAAAAGCAGAGTTGTCTTTTCCTTGCCCTCTAGCAGAATCCACACAAATTACATATTCGTGTTTAGGAACAGGGTTTTGATATATTGATAAATGGGGATGCTTATTAATTGGTTTTCTGAAAGGAATAGTAGATAGTTTCGCACTTTTGATAAGGGTGTTAGACGACCCAAGAAAGTCGGCATTGTATTCTTGTTCGAACGCTTCCTGAGAACCAAGGAGCTGAATCTGTTCTTGTACCCATTTATCGTCTCTGCCAGGAATCTGCGACCAATGCGCCTCGATTGGAACATAGGGATTTTTTCCTTGAACCGCATCGGTCCAGTATTTGTAAAAGTGGTTCATTCCATTAGGCGTAGACACCATGATAATTTTCGTTGTTTCACCAGATGACATTGTGGGAATAACAGAACGAATGAAATTTTCTGCTACGTTATGCGGAACGAATGCAAACTCGTCCAAAAAAATTGTGTTATATGTATTACCTCGTGTTGCGCTCGACGAAGTAGATGCAGCAATGATTTTAGATCCGTTCTCTAATTCGATGCTGTGTTTGTTCCAGGAAACAATACCTTGTTGCATCCAGAGCGGCACATTCTCATATGATATCGCAAGTTTTGCCAGAATATCTTTGGCAGTGGAGCCTTTGTTTGCCAAAATGGCGATATTTTGAGTAGGCGCAAACAATATTTGCCAAAGCAAAAAACCGTTAGTTATAGTAGATTTACCAATCTGGCGGGAACACTTCACAATAGTAAATCTATTGTCTATGAAAGACTGCATGATTTTTTTCTGAAAATCATACATTTTAAAGTCAACAAGACCTTTATCGACATGAATAATTTTTACATATTTCTCAACAAAATAGGTGGGATCTTGAGTACACTTGATGCGTTCTTCTATCATTTCTTGTGTGTATTTAATTTTAACCCCTGCCGCTTTTAATTTGGGGTTATTGTTATAATACCGCACAATTAATGGATTGACTTTTGGCATTATTTTTTACCTTTCGCAAGTTTAGCAACGAATTCATCAAGCTGCGCCGTGGTTCCAATGTAAAGAGTATTGTTCACTACTTTGGGATTATCTTTCTCGCGGCATATATTGTCCGCTTCCATTTTAGCGGTATCTTTATGAATTTTAAATTTCTCGCGATGAATTGTCATCAAATCTTTTTGTGCAGTTATAATAGTGTGAGCCAATAGACTCACAACCTCGAATGCCCGAGGATGCTGACTACTCTCTGCAATTTCCAATAATTTTTCTAGCGCACCTTTCGATTTTTCTGTAACATCTGTCAAGGTGTTTCTGATGTATTCAAAATCTTTTTCCAAAGATTCTGAATGTGGTATGTCAGAGCCATCTGAAATTTTAGATGAAAGATTATTCTCTTCAAGTTTAGCGGGCAGAATGTCGATATTCTCGGCAACTATTTCTTCTGGAGTGATTTCTGCCAGATCTTCATCGGTAGCAAGAAATTTATTGAAATCGGTTTCGTCGTCTATCATATGTCCTCATCTTGACCAGTTACAGGATTATATTTCTTTCCGTCATCGAAAGATTGTTGGGTTTCTGTGTATCCGTAATCATCCGTATATATCGCATTGATAGGATCTGGTACCGCCGTTCCTCTTAGCGATCTAGGGGTTGTAGCTAAAACGTCGGGATCAGATAAATCTCCGATTGCAATATGAGTATCAACTTGACTTTTTGTGATTATGGGTTTATCTTTAATTGGTCCGTAATATAAAGTTTTTATAGTAAAACTTAATGTATATATTATTTCTCTGCGCTCTTTCCAATCGTCTGTGTAATTATCTGCATAATTGACAGAATCTAAGTTTATCGAAATATCATCATTTAATTCTAATTCTGGTATTAATTTAATGGTAAGAGTGTAATCTGGAGTAAACCAAGGCAATATTTGCTCCAATATTTGATTGGCATCATCCATATATTTTGACAATATCGCCAAGTCGATTGTTAAATTGTATGGAACTGGTTGATATTGTCTTCTTGCTGTTCCCGGGGCTGAGGTCGGTTTTACTTGTCTTTGTAGTGTGTTTAATTTTCTGCTCCCGTCATATTTAAATCCAGTTATCTCGAAGCTCATTCTGGGTAAAGTGATAGCTGTCCCTTTAGATAGTGCTTTATCATCATCTTGTCTAACTAGATATTTTTCTCTTGGTCCATATGCCAGAGGAATTTTAACTCTCTGCTGTTCGTTGTTGTTACTATCATATCTAACAATAGAAATATTATTGAATAGTGAGCCGAAAGCAGCTACTATTTTTTTCGTGGATGCGTGATAGAAAGGCTCTGAATCAAACATTACACGTCTTCCTCAGAAAAAGGATTATTCTCAGAGAAATCTATAATAATATCGCCCTTGTCTTGAAATGCTTTATTTACAGCACTAGCATCTTGTTTAATATCTAGCGTATTTGCTTCAGTTAATATATGCGAGGCGCCACTGGTGTTTCCAATCAACGGCGATCCTACGACAAAAGCTCCTTTAACTTCGCTCACTATTAAAGTATTCAATTCAGTAAAGGGATCGATGATTTTGGCACTTGCTGTTGCAGTTGCCAGAGATGTTCCCTGATATACATATTCTCCGTCAGAATATTCTCCCGAGCCAGCACCATACACCAAAGGCATTTTATATCCCGTTGCGATGGATTCTGGTATAGTATCCACTTCAGGAAAACCAGTCTTGATTTTTTCGTGCGAATATGTAAACTTCTCGCATATCAGTTCATACATATAAATTTGTCCCAATTGATAGAAGATCGCTTCATGCTGAACAAACTTAATTTCAAATAGAACATTAGATTCAGCCATATTGAAATAGATCAAGTCTCCTTCTTTAGGTCGAATTGCTTCGTTTCCAACAACTCGATTCCAACGCCTCTTGGAAATATTAAACGTAACTTGATCTTTTATATCATAGCCGAATTTCTTGAAGACCTCAGATTCCCCTTCAAATCCATCAACATTTTTGATATAGATTTCTATTTCATACCAATCATCAAACTTAGATAAAACATCTTCGCCAAAAATCAGATCGTGTTTTTGTTTTGTTCTCGGCAAATAAGTAATATCAATACCATGAATTTTCACGGCTTCAATATATAAATCTTCTATAAGATTTTGTTCAGAACTGCGATTATATAGATTGAAATACTTGTTGGTTGCCACGATATATGTTTCTCTAGTCTATTTGACTATTTATCAATAAAACGGTGGCGGTTTCGGTTTTCCGGTTCTTTCTAAATAATTATGGTAGTGTTTCAACATCTCCTCGAAAGTTTCGGCTCTGCGTTCGGTATATTCAAAAGCAAACTTTCCTAGTTTTTTTAGAAAGATACTATAAATTGAAGCTGCTAGGTAATAAAATGGTCTTTTCCATTTACTCTGCCTCCTAACTGCTTGGTGCATTTGATGAAGAAAAGCCTTGTCAGCTAAGATTCTATCTTCTTCGGTTCCGCCAATAAAATATTCTGCGTCGTGGTGTTTTGATGCTTCTTTGAAAATCAAATCGTGTGGATTAATGAAGAATTCACGACTGCCCACGCCGTTCCAAATATATTTGTCAAAATAATTTTTCTGCTTATCAGTAAAACTGAAATATGAAAATCTATCCATTATCCAATAACCATATTCGGCATCATCTCGAATTCTTTTCTGATTCTTTCTCGCAGTTCTTTTATTTCTTCTTTTGCCTCATCGTATATCGCTTGACCATTAAGAGTGACTCCGCCGGGAAGAGCAATATTATTATATTTCTTTAAGTTATTTCCCCATTGCAATTTTATCAAAGAATAACAATATTCTCGAACAAACTCATTTGAATAAACTTTTTTGTAATCGTTTGGATCTAGTGTATAGAGAACTTCAAGAATGATAAACTGATCTATCAAATTCCAATTCTGAACATCGATGTATAATTTATTAGTAACTCTATTGAATCTTAACCCTTTCATTCCTCTGAACATGAATTCCCAGAGAGAAATGTATCTTTTGTAGATATCATATGTAACAAGATCGGTTGAAGCCAGATTGAACATATTATTGAGTGACCACTGGTATTGGAAATCAAACATTCCGCCAATCGCACCGCCAATCGTGGAGGATTCGGGCGCTTTGATGTCGATCACTCCGATGATTCTTTCATGTAAATTTAAATATCCTCTATCAATGTCTCCCACCATAAAATCGGTTGCTAGAGATGATAGTGTAACTGTTTCTCCGGTGCGCTGATTTGTTGCTGTTTCTCCGGGTATCAGCTCGCCCGTTTTCTTTTTAAATCTAATATAAAGCAAATCTGAAGAAATATCATAAACATAAACTTCGCCTTGAGATATATTTCCGACAAGAACATCATTTTTTTTCCAGTCATTTGAAGTAGCCGGAACATCTAGTTTAACACAGGATGCGGTAATGATATGTTTAATGTATAATCTTTCGACACCATCGAAATGATAGTCGTTAAAATATGCGATGGCTTCATCAACGCGATCTTCAATTTGAAGATCATCCAAATTGATTTCAAGCACCGGAGCCCCCAATTTTTTTAGGCACCAGTCAATTAACTGCTGTCGTGTTTCGGGCAGAGCCATATAATTATTTGTCTATTCCATTTCTATGGTTTATATTAGACAATTTATCGGACAGAGCTTTCAAAAGACTATGTTTACTTTTTGTAGCAGTATCTAAATTTTCTAATATAGATTTTAATTCAGTTAAGGCAATAAACCCCGCAACAAATCCTTCCAACGGCAACACATCAGATCCAAACAGCATATACTCATTGACAATATGCACTACTATTATCGTTGTAATATAGACTAATATTTTCCCGATGGTCTGCGACATTCTGGCGCTTGTAATTTTGTGCCTTTTCACCCTAGCAGCAAGGACTCCGGTAACAAAATCCACAAATACAAGAAATAATGTAGCCAGGATAATTTGCTTGACTGGTGCTAATAGTGCCAATATAAGAAGAAGTAGTTTTACTACGAGCGTGAGTATATTTTTAAACTCAAATATTTCACTAAAAGTATTGTAGTATTGCAGTGCAACTTCCTTAATCTTAAATATAGAACTCACCACAATTCTCCTTATCTAAGCCCTACCAGGAATTGCGCTGTTGTGCCGGTTGCCAGTATCTTTTTCACTGCCAGATTTAATATGGTTCCAGCAGAGACACCTTTTAATAATACCGGAGTCGAATCTTTCGTAAGAACTAATGATATATCGCCTCCTTGACCAACAAAGACAGCTGATATCATTGGATCTAGGTCATTGTTATCGTCCGGAGTAATTTCTACTGCACTTCTGTAAACTGTTGACATGAATATCTCCTATTGCTTCAATTATTTAGTTGTTCCAGGGTTGCAACTCTTGCTTCGAGATCGTCTTTTTCTTGTTTTAGTTCCTTAATAGCGTTTACCAATAAAGCTACCATGTGACTATATGCTAGCGCGTCTGGTAGGTTTTCTGAATCATATTGAACAAATTCTGTTAAGCCAAGATCATGAACATCTTCTGCTATTAAGCCAGCATATACCGTTTCGCCATCTGCTTCAGATACACTCTTATAATATTTTGGCTGTAAATTTAATACTTCTGCCAGCCCTTTATCATAATCTTCAACGTCTCTTTTATATTTTATAGATGAAGTTGATCTTTGTAATAAGCCACTCGAAGCAATAAAAGCATTTGCTGCCGATCCTGTCGTAGAGTTGTAAGGCGAAGAACCAGCTTGACCGGTATAAAATTCTCCATTGCTTCTAATATCGACTAATACCGTTGCAGCATTATTCCTACATCGAAAAGCATAGGTAGTATCATCCGAGGACTCAGAATATACATCGAGTTTTCTTTCGGGCGATGCTGTTCCAATTCCAACTCTTCCTAATCTGTTTATTCTCATTGCTTCTTGTAGACCTCCTGTTCCAGGAGAAGTCAAAAAAACCAGTCTGGTTGGCATCTCTCCGGTATTTGGAGCAGCATCTACGTTTGCCCGAATCTCTGCGCCGAAGGTAAAGTTGGTTCCATCATGTCCTGCCCAAGAAAGACCTCCGAGACTGTCGCCGCTATTGACACTAGCAGGAGAAGCTATAGTTCCCCTACTCTTCTGTGATAGAAAAAATGCTGCAAATCCGTCGGCACTAGAACGCTGCAAAACATTACTTGCGGTTACTTCTGTTCTCATTAATAACGAAGTACAGCTAATCGCACCCGTTGTTACTGTATTGAAGGTTACGTTGTCTGAATTTCCTAAGCCAAGATTTGTTCTGGTTCCGGCAGCATTAGAGAAAGCAGGGGCAGAAGAAAAAGTTTTTACTCCCGCAAATGTTTGAGCACCAGTTGTAACCAAACCGCGATTAGATCCGGATGCGTCTGGAATATTAAAGGTAACTGTGCCAGCGGCATGAGCTATATTGAAATCGGTTCCAGAAGTTCCTGTGGCAATGGTGTTCCATTCTGTGGCATCGGCCGTGCTATTGACCTTTAATATTTTATTGGCATTGCCTGCTAGACTAGGAAGACCGCCTCCGGTGGCATTTATAGTTACATCACCCGTTCCGCTATCAACTCCGGTTGAGCTTAAGGTCACTCCTGTTCCAGCCACAATTCGTCTGACGACCGCTTGACCAGCGGTAGTTGTATCTAAATCAACCCGCCGGATGGTACCATCTTTAATCTGCTTGCCTGTAATTTCTGTTGCCATGTTAGTATTTTATATTTCTACAATTTTTTCCGGCAGAATTTCTCCACCTAAAACATCAAGATAATCAGAATATTCTGGTTTTTGAAGGTCATCTAACAGAATGCCCAAATGTTCATTATATGCACATACCATCAATAGAAGATTAGTTCGACCCTCATTTAGTCTATCAATCAATAATACTTCTTCTTCGTTTAAAATATAAATTTGTTTTGACATAAACTAAAACTTATTGAAAAATCTCGAAAAAATAAAATCTTCT